TCACAATCAAGGCCGCCAACGTCGTCGAGTGCATCTCAGCGCATAGCCTCACCGAGGCCAAATTGATCGCCGCCGATACGTGGCTCCCTTGGTGGAACCAAATCGAATGGCTGAACCCTGAAACCGTCACCGATCCGAACTGCCATGCCTGAAGTCACCGGAGCGATGCTGCCTTGGCAATGGGCAGAGGATGAACCCACCAGCAAGCACGGCGACGGCATCAGCCGGCCACGGCCGAAGGTGCGCACCAAGGAATTTCGCCTGATCGTCTATCCCGTAGGCGCCAGGCCGATGACCTGGATCACGCGCGCCGAGAGCAAGAAGCACGCGATCCGCTACGCCGAAGCCCGCTGGCCTGGTGCCACGGTGGAGGTGGCGTGATGGACTGCAAAGCAAAGCCGGAAGATTGGGAGCTGCAAAGCCAATGGGCGAGTGATTGTGCAGACGCTCGCTGCCTGCTTGAACTCCGCGCCAGGGTGGAGGCGCTGGAAGCTAACTCCAAGCCAACTCCTAATCCACGCCAAATTAGGAGTTCGCTGGTGGAGCGGGTGCTGGTATCCGACTGGATCGCGACCCGCGGCTGCGCCAAGTCCAGCGCCTACAAGTGGCTCGGGATTCTCGGGATTCGGCCCCGCCGTGAGGTGAACCGCGCCACCGGCAAGGTGGAGAGCTGGCTCACCAGCAGCGAAGCCAGCATCTTGACTGCTTATGCCGATGCTTTGGAGCTGGGGCATAGATCCACAGAAGCCAGTATTAAGGCTTGGGACAGTATCAACGCAAGACTTGTGTACCGAGTAAATGATGCGTGTCTCAAGGTGGATGCATTTGACGACCCTCTGGAGTGGAGCCGCGCCGCGATCCGCGAGGTGCTGGCCTACCTGTGCGAACACGAGCTGATCGGCAACTATGCCCGGCAGCAGATCGAGCAGGAGGTGGCGCTTTGAGCGACATCCGCCACCGCATTGAGCAGTTGCTCAGCGACACCAGCGCCTTCACCGCTGGTCAGACTGAGGAGCGTCAGCGCATCCGCCAACTGATCGACATCCGCATCGATCAGCTCTGCGGCACCGTTGGGCTCCGCAACCGCCACCAGCTCTGCGCTGAGCTGCTCCACATTCGCCAACAACTCGAACCATGAGCGAAGCAGTCAAGCTCGACCAGATGCGCGCCGACATGATGGAGGCGCTCTATCAGCGCAGTGGACGTGATGACCTGCCATACGGTCACCCATTGCGCTGCACCTATACCGGCCTCTGGGATGAGTTCGCCCGCGATCTGGCCGCCAATTTCCGCGACACGTACTACCCCGATCTGCTTGACCGCGTGGTGCGTGCCATGGATGCCACCGAATCTGTGATGACACAGAAGAACGCGCAGCAGGCCATCGAGGTGTGTCGCCAGCAGCTCCTGGGAGACAAGTGGAAGTGAACGGCAGCCACCATCGGTTCAAGACCGGTCACATCCCAAGCACTGCAGTGCTGACGCCGCAGAACGCCATCGAGATCCGCGAACTGTACGCCAAGGGGCAAACGATGCTTGATATCGCGATCATCTACGGCATCAGTACCGCGCACGTTTGCGACATTGTGAACCGCAAGCGCTGGAAGAACGCCGAGCGGCAGGTGGTGGCATGACCGACCCGATCAATCCAGCCCACTACCGCCGCGGCCCAGTTGAAGCCATTGATGTGATCGAGGCTGCGGTGAGCGATGCGCCCCACATGGTGCCCGCTTACCTGCAGGGCCAGGCGCTGAAATATCTGCTGCGCATCTGGTGCAAAGGGAACGCCCTCGAGGATGCCCGCAAGTGCCGATGGTATATCGAGCGATTGATTGCCAAACTGGAGGGATGATGCAACAGCTGCCGGGACTGAATATCCTCGAGCGCCTTGCGCTTCGGATTCTCACGCGCAGTCGCAACACCGGGCTAGTGGTGGTGAAGCCATACGGCTACCCCTGCATCTATGTGGCATCCGATGGCACTGATCCAGTTGCTGCGTATGTGACCGATACGCCAAGCGAGCCGGCCAGCATGTTGCTTGAGCGGATCTATCACCAGCCAGCGGCAGGCGAGGTGGAATGATCAGCCTGCACGGCGGCCGATTGTTGCTGCTGTGCAGTCGCTCAGATCGCACCTGGCACGCTCGAGTGATTCTTGGCCCGAAGCCAGAGCATCAGATCGAGCTGGATACCGGTGCTATTCAGCTGCAGCCAGCACTGTTGAAGGCGCAGCACATCTACCAAGCCGCGCGCACGAAACTGCGGCCTGCTGGTGAGCCGCCCATGTGTTGGGATTGCCAGCACTGGGACATCCGGCAGCAGCGCTGCGGGTTTGAGTTGCCAGAATCGAAGAAAAGCGGCGGCCGTTATGCGGCCAGGTGTGAGCTGTATGTTCGGTCCTGAAGTGATCAGCCGCACGGATCGAGACGGCGGCTACATCGAGACGCTGATGCCTGTTCGCGGTGAGGTGTATTACCGCAGCTGTGTGGGTGGCATCTGCCGCTATAGCTCAGACCTGTGGCAGGCCGAGCTGTATCTGGACCACCTGCTAGGCCGCTGATGCTCCGCGACGTTCTGATCCTGATTGTTGAATACTGGCTGACCTGCCTTATCGCGCTGTGGGTGTGCAGCAGGATCCTGCCGTAGCCCCCCAGTAGTCGCTTCCACTTCTATGTCTGATCAACCACGGATCTTCACAGTTGACGAACTTGATGAGTTCTGCCTTTGGTGGTGGGGCTCAGACAATGACGAGCGTACAGTCACTGATGTAATCGAAAGCGGAAGCATGGCTGCGTTTGCTGAAGCTTGCATTGCCCGCTGGGGCAAGTAGTCACCTTCCCTACAATGGGCTGGTTCCCGCTCTGCCTCGGCATCGGGCTGTGCAATGGGGTGCCCGGTAGCCGGTCCTCACGCGGTGCCGGCCTCAACGCTGCCGGGCGCAGCGTTACCGCCTAGTTTCCTGAAAAACTAGAGCATCAGCTTACAGCTCACCAGCCAGCCATTGCGCGATTGCCCATTCGCTCAGGCTGTCCCAGAAGGGCTGCGCGCGATACCAGTCCACCCATGGCTTGTGGCCTTTGGAGGAATTGCAGCCAAGGCAGCAGGCGACCATGTTGCTGCGCACGGTGGAGCCGCCATGCACCTTGGGGATTACGTGATCCAGCGTTGGGCTGCGGCCTAGTTCATCGCCGCAGTAGGCGCAGCGGTAGTTCCAAGCCAGAAAGATCTGATCACGCGCTGATCGCCGTGTGACCAGTCGGGTGCCATCAATGTGGTGTCGATCCACTCAGGTCTGGCGGCAGGGGGACGCAGTTCACCTCGATGTCGATGATGTCCTCATCGGACGGGATGAATTCAGCCAGCTTGGAGTAGATGTCAGCCGGCAGATCGTCGGGATCCGTATCTGATCGGATGATCAGCTTGGCGGAGATCTCTAGGTAGAACGCCCGCATGGGCTGGCCGCCGCTTGGCTAACGGTAGCGGTCGCCACTGAGTCTCATGGGATTACAGAATTGCTCTGGGATTGCGGCGCATTATTCGCGCTACTGTCTCGCGCATGACCTACATCCTCCGCATCGGCCCGTGGCACGTCGGGCCGTTTGATACCCATCAAGGCGCACAGTGCTGGGCTGAACGCCACGGCTGCGACGACTTCACGATGGTGCCGCTAGACGATCCTGCTGAGGCGCCGGGCATCATCCACCGGATGCGGATGGCACCGCTGGCGCATCCCATGAAAAAGGCGCCGGCTGCTTAAACCGACGCCCTGACCTCAGCTCTCCGATTGAACGCTAGCCCTTGGATGCAGTGACGCCAAGGTCTGCGTTATATCTTCCAGATTCCGCGTAGCTGCGCTCCACAGTGCCACTCACGAGGATGAATTTCATTTGACCGAACTTCATGCCAGGCCAGATGCCGAGAGGGTGCAGGCGGCGCTGATTGCAGATCTCCATCGTGAGTCTGCTGCCATACCATCCTGGATCACACCAGCCGGCCTCAGCATGATCCCAACCTTCCCGTGCGCGGCTTGACTTCAGCACGAACTGAGCGCCGACGTGATTCGGCAGGTTGAAGATCTCGCGCGTTTCCGCCAGGAAGAACTCACCCGGCTGGATCAGATATGGATCCTCTGCCGTGTGCCCGAGGATGTCCACCACCTGCAGCTCAGGCGTCTCTGGCACCTCGATCATGATCCGGCTGCCCAGCGTCACATCCAAGCTAGCCGGGTTGAGCAGTTCTTCATCGAACGGCATCACCATCGCGTGCTGTTTGCACAGCCGCCGGATTTCATGATCAGGAACGAGCACAGGCCCTCAATAATCCCAGCGGACTTTAGCCCTGCTACTGCGGATGCCTACGTGGATGAAGCCTTTATATGCGCCGTACCCGATTGAGTAGGGCCAGTTTTTATCGCACCAGTTCTGGACCGCGTAAATATCGGCGCCTTGGATGTAGAAATCAACCGCACCGCAACCAGGTTTGTAGAGGTGCTCGCTGTTGCTGGCACCACCGGCTGCAGCATTGATGGCAAGTGGACGATAGCCGGATGTGATCACCACAGGCTTGCCGCCGAACTGCACGCGCACCCGCTCGAGAAATGCAGCTATCTCCGCCGCAATATCGAGCTGCCCCTGGTTCTGAAACCGCCTCTCCTCTTGATCCAGCGCAAACTCACCCAGCCGGATGTGCGGCGTGATCCGTGCGGTGAATGGGCTGCCTGGCCGTAGCTTGGCGGTTTCCGGTGCAGCCTGGCTGGCATGGCTGCCCCATAGCTCGCCTTCGGCACGGCGGCGGCGCAACAGGCCAGCCTCAACTGGGGTGCCAGGGTTGCGGTAGAGCTCAAGCGCTGGTGGTACTGCAGCCCAATCACGCTCTCGCAGGCACTTGCTGATGGTCTCAAACCCAGCAGAACCGTAGAAACCAGCGCCAAGGTTGTAGGCGAAGCTCACTAAGGCTGAGCGCTGGTTGTCATCCATCACATTCCAGTGCGGGATGGTGGTGCGCAGCTTGTCAGTGATGCGGTCGATCTCGAGGCGCAGCAGCATGTCGGCCTCGATCACGTTGATCTTATCGCCACGCTTCACGGCATTGCCGTTGCTGTAGCGCGTGGTGCCATAGCCGATGGTCCACGGATCACCACCGCTCAGCGGATCTGGATAGGCGCTGAGGTGGCAACCCTCGAACTCCTTAACGAGCTTGATAGCCGCGGCCAGATCGGTTTGCTTGCCGTCTTGGCTCCATGTTTGAAACCATGCGCGGTCTCGGCGCATTGTGGCGTCGTAGCCGTTGGCGGAAAGATCCTGCTCGAGCTGCTGAATCGCTGCGGTTTGATGCGGCTGGCCCTTGTAATATTTGAAGAGCTGCTGCAGTGAGATTGGCGCGTCGTTCGCCATGATTCAGCGGCGCTGCTTTGGGAATGCAATGCGTAGCGCTTGAAATAACAGTTGCAGCCAGCTGTTGGACTTCAGCGGTGACACTGCAATGATTTCAGAGCCAGCGGCCACGATGATCGCGACGATGGCGAGAGTGGTTGCCTGTTCCATTGCTAGCGGTTGGGTGATGCTTCCAACCTAGAGACCCGTTGCTCTACCGTCGATAGCCGGGTGAATGTTTCCTTGCGGTCTTCCTTGATATCAGTGTGAAGCACCTCGAGCTGTGATGCGATGTGCTCCACAGCTGAGGTAAGACGGATTACGGCCTCGCGGGCTTCATCAGATTTGCGGCTGAAACCAGCAGCACCCATGGCAGCAACTGATATGGAAGCGCCAGCAACGGCGGCGATGATTTCGATCATGGCGCCATGGGGCTACCTGTCCAGCTTAGCGACCCTGACCGCGTAAGGGTTTCTTGCCGCGGCGGCGCGGGCGAGAGTGTTGGCCGAATCCAGCCCGTGTAGTTTTCGGCGGCCCTGGCTGGTGGTCGATCCGCGCGGTGCCGGTTTTGGATTTTA